AATTCCTACAGAAAGATTTGGATTGACTGTAAGATTAATTAAATCTCCACTTAACATTCCATGTGCGGTAGAAACCGAAACGGTTGCCTTTACTCTAGATACGGTGCCAGTTTCTTGTGTGTAATCAGAATTGAAATAGTATTCATAATCATTATCATCTCCTCCACTGTGGAAGAAAAATTCACTAGTTCCAATACTAGCCTTTAAACCAATTAAATCCTTACCTTTGTTAGAAACATAAACTGTGGAAGGCAATCCACCACCAATTAAGTTAACACCATCTGTAGAAACGTTAATTAGTGAACCAGTATAACTGTATGAAAGTTTTTGATTATTTTTGAACGGATGATTTTCTACGTAAATTGATTTTGTAGGAACACTTCTTGTTACAGTTTCTATTCCAAAATCAAAAGTTTTTGTATCAAAAGATCCAACAGTTGTTCCAAATCCAACAGACTCTTGTGGATTAAAATAAACTTTATCATTAACCTTAGAATCAAAATAATCTAATTCTTTTTCAATTGTAAATGAATCGGGGTAGAAAGTGACAATAGAATTTTTATTGTGAGAAGTTCCTGTTAAACCTCTCTTAACTTTTAATATATTTTTATCTTCAAATACACCCAATACTTCTAAAAATTCTGTTCCAATGCCAATACTGCTACCGATTGATATATTATTCGGAATATTTGAAAGATATAGTTCTGTTCCACCGATACTGATAGAACTTGTTACAGTAGAAAGTGAAGTTGCTGATTCGGAGGGAACTGATATTTTATAAGTTCCATTTAAATCCGAAAGGTTATTTGATAGATTTGAAAACGTTATATAATCACCATGATTGAAGTTGTGATTTGAATAATTTGAACTTGTTACTTCTACCTTAGTTGAATTTTTTTGCGAAATAATAAAATTATCTTGCGATAATACTGATGTGTTTATATCAACAATATCTTTACCTTTTATTGATGACACTTCTAAATTCAAACCACCACCACTGGTTCCTGTATTGTCAAAATTTACAGAGTCTCCGACAGAATACTTGTCTCCAAAATTTATGATTTCAAAATCATCAATAGAACCAGAAAAAACGGATTCAACTTTAATTTTTTGCCTTGTTATATCATCAATTTCTGTAAAATAATCATATCCTGCACCAATATCCGAAACTTTATATGGTAAAGTGTTTCTTAAAAGATTGGAGGATTTGAAATCAAAAGATTGATCTAATGACTCATTTTCATCTAATGTTTCTGATGTATATTCATCACCAATAAAATATGGGAAAACTGGATTTCCTGAAGAATCTATTGTAGCATAATACGCATAAACTCCATTTGGAAACTCTATCGTTTTTGCAAATCTTCCATTGTTTTTATCTAAATCACCTCCAGGTAAAAATTGATAATCTTCATTGAAAAATCCATCAATAAATCCTAATGGTCTATCTACGACATTTGATGAATTTAATGAATATCCAGAACTTAATAAAGTTTTTGTAGAAGTTTCATCATCTGGATCGGAGTATCCAAAAGGACCATAAATTGGATTTCCATCATAAGCCCATCCAATAATTTTAGAAATAGATGGTGTAGGTGAATTTGAAGAACTTTCTTTAAATGCTGTTCTTAAAGAGTTGAAATATCCCGAAACTGTATATTTTAGTTTATTGGAAGAATTTAGTAAAATTTCATCTCCAAACTTAAAGTTATTATTGACCGTCAGATATCTAATTTGTGTTCCAAATGATGCATCAGTTCCCGATGATTTTACTCTGATACTTGAAGAAGTGGAATACGAAATGCCTGGATTTACAACTATTGCATTTGAAATTTTACCATTTGAAATAGTTGCTCTAACTACAGCACCTGTTCCAGATCCGGTTGGATCAAATACCTCCAATTCTGGAATAGAATAGTATTCTGCACCTCCATACTGTAAAGTTACTGATTGTACTTCTCCACCTATGATATTTGGACTAAGTGAAGCATTTTTGCCATTTTTGATAGTTATTACTGGTTTTTCTTCATAATTTAAAACTGTTGATCCATAACCAGTTCCTTTCTCATAAAGATATGTATCAACGATGCTTCCTTTGACTACAGGAGTTACTGATAACTCTTGATATTGTTGAGAAGAAGATGAAAATCCAACTGGACTATATTTTATTGTTACTGATACATCTGGATAATTAAAATATTGATAACCAGAACCAGTATCCGAAAACTTAATATAGTCTCTTCTATTAAACTCACTTACAATGGTTCCACCAACTCCAGCATTGCAAATTCTAAATGAGTCATCATCAATTTTAATAACAAAATATTGATTGCTTGTCGAAATTCCAGTTATACCAGAAGTCTCAAAATTGTAAGTTATTAATTCTCCAGTATTGAATCCATGATTTGCAAAATTAATAGTATTATTTTCTGTAGAAATTCCAGTGGGTAATACTATAAGTTTTCTATTTGTATATCCACTTCCACTATCTAATATTTTTACGGTTGAAATTTTGTTTTTTGGTACTGACGTTCTAAATTTATGAATACCATCAGTTCCTGTAGAAAAACCAACCTTGTTAATATTTAAATTATAATCAGATTGTGTTTCAAATAAAGATATAGTCCTATTATTTTCTACTTTAACAAAATAAGATTGTTTATCTATTAATGTTGTTGTTGATCCATCTATACTTAAATTTAAATTTCCATTGTTATTATAAACAATTTCTTCACCATCTTGGAAATTATGGTCGGAAGTAAACTGAATTCTGTTTAATCCTGTTCCTATTCCACCACCATTAGTTGATTGTCTTCCGTCAAAAGATACTGATCTAAATTGTTGTGTTATAATAGGTTCAATTATAGCACCAGAACCGTTTCCGCCAGAAATATCTATTGATAATATTTTATCAATATCATAATTTTGCGTATCAATATAAACATTTTCAATTTTTCCACTAACAACTGGTTGTACTAAAGCTGTTGTTCCATTACTCGAAGAAACTTCTAATACTGGAGGATTTAATACATCGTATCCACTTCCCTGGTTAAAAACCTCCACATTAGATAATGGACCATAATATACTTTATCAAAAGACTTATAATTTGAAATTTCAACTCCATTAATCAACATTCCTGTTGTTCCTGGAGTAGTTGATTTTCCGGGAGATTTTATTTTTGTATTTAAAGGAAATTTTTTAAATATTTTTTGAATTCCAATCTCATCTTCTTTTTGAGAATACAAAGAAAATGTGTGAGTACCTATTCCAGCATTTGGTATGCTAAAAGTTTCATAATCAGTTCCACCTATAAAAGACCTGGAACTATAAAGTCTCATCTGTTTGGGATTAGACAAAACCTCAACATAATAAGATCCTGTTTCCAATCCAACGAGTGCAGTTGAATCTGGTTGGTAATAAATTCTATCACCAGTTATAAATGGAATATTAACATCACTCAATATGATAGAATACTGATTTTCTAAATTTTTATCTAATAATCTATCTTCAGAATTTATTGTAAACTTAAAAATATTTTTTGTAATATTATACCTGTAACTATTATCTCCATCAATCTGTCCAGATGGTAAAGAATTTGAAGCAACATATGCATAATCACTACCATCAGTATATACATTTTGAATGTCAGAGGTTATTATATTATTACCATATTCAATTGGAACACCAGAACTAAAAGATGTATTAATCTTTCTTCTAAGATCATACTTTATAGAAGGAACGGTATCAAAAGAACCTTCAAGTTTTACCGTATTTTCTGTTATAATATTGTCGATATAAGCAGGAACACTTCCAGTTTCTGCCACAAAACTTTCTTCACCATTTCTTTCTAATAATTCTACCCTATCACCAACTTTCAAACTTGATTTGTCAACATTACTATTAAGAATATAATTTGATTCTATTGAATCTACTTCATATTTTGCTGCAGTATTGTAGATCCAAGAATTTGCAAAAATTTCTTTATATGTTTTATTTTCAATTGGATTTTTTACTACATCTCCAAGATTTTTAATGGATATTTTACTTCCTTCAACTACTCTGATATTTTCAGATTCTTTTATAAAATCTGAAATTACTCCAAGGAATCTTAACTCTACTTTTTTAGAGATATCATTGTCTTGATAAACATAATAAGTCTTATCAGATGTAATTAAACTATTTTTGGATATTTCGTTACTAATCCCAGAACAACCCAAAAATTGATTAATACTCTTACCTGTATACAGTATTGTATTGCTTCCAGATATTAAAGTTCCACTATCTTCAAATCCTATAGTAGAATCTACTGTCAATACATTAGATCCAACAGAAGCCGTTAAAGTTGATTTTGTGCTTGGAGTTATTTCAAAATTTCCTTCAATTGCGGAAAATTCATTATATCCAACAAAGAGAAAAAGTTTGTAGTATGTTTTAGATCCTCTTCTAAAAGGTTCTATTGATGATATAGAGGCACTAGTAGAACTATCATTAGTTTTTTTAATAGTCCTTCCAGATAATTTTGATGCATCAAAATCACTTTCATCAAAATTTAAAGAAATAACCTCAGCAATTACAACTTCTCTTCTTAAATATTCGGATGATGATGGTTTAATTAAGTATTGTTCTAAATTTAAAACAGTTGGTTTTTCATTGTAAAGAACAGCAAATAAAATTCTAAAAGATTCATCTGTTCCTTTGGCAGTATAAAAAGATTTTGTTTCTTTTAAAAAATTACTAACTTTTAAACTAGGAGTAAAATCAACCTTTTGTAATTCGGGAGTAAGAGTATATTTTATCTTTTCATAAAATTCTTTCAAAAATAAAGAACTTAAATTTTCTATTGTTGAACCAGAAGTATGAGAATCTGATGTAGTTTCGGAAAAAACCAATTCTTCTTGATCTAAATCTTGATGATATCCAGTAATTCCACTAAATCCACGAATACAACCAGTAAAAGTATTTCCACTAATTCCAGTATACGTAATTACTTCATCGTCAATTTTAAATAGACCATACTTACTTGGGAATCCTTTTGTACTCGATACTTCAATGGTATCGTCAGACGCACTAATATCTGTAGATAGAGTAGAGTTATCTACTATTACTTCTGGTATGAGTTTATCTAACTCCAAATATTGGTCTAAATTTTCAGCAATATCAATTGGTCCACCTTGATATTCTTGAGATATGTAATATTGCTTTAAAAATTCTACCGCATTTGGATTTTCATCCAATATAAAACTTGGAAGTTGGTTCTCAATAATTTGCTGAACCTTAACTCTAGATTCAAATCCAGTCTGTATCATATTAGTTTCTTATTAGTTTTGGAGTTGGATAACTTGGTGTATAATAATCTCTAGCAAACACATTTCCTGTTATTTCATCACCAGAAGCAATTACATCTCTTCTCATATTTATTTGACTTTTTGAAATATCAAATACCAAATATAAGTCTTTTAGGCCAATAACATCATTTGATAGTGGAACAGCATCTACTTCAATTATATCATTCGCCTTTACCGTAGATGTAACGTTTATTGGACCCAAAACCATCTCTCCAGTTTGATAATTAACAGTTCCGGCATCTTTTACAACAATCTGCCTATTTCCATCAGAATCAATCTTAAATATAGAAATTACTCCCTCTGTAGCGCGAATAGATTGTGGTCTTCTGAGGAAAAGATCACTGGCACCAGTAGCAGTGGTTACTGCAGTGTTGTTTAATAAAATTGTAGGTGTATCTGTCAGATATACCGTAGAAGTTTCTCCGAATATGGTAAAACCTGTAGAAGAAATATTACGACCTTCTGGATTTACATGGAATCTGTTTCCAAAACAAAGTTCATATTGTACAAGTTGATTAATCGAAGATCTTAAATCTCTTCTCATTCTCACCGTTGTAATATTTGATGTTATTGCATTGTCCGTATTGTCAATTGTTTGAAGAACTTTACTATATTTAAATCTACCACCAAACTTATTAAGGTCTATTGATTCTGAGTATTTTGTGAGGGTATCTGTAACTCTTGTTTTCAGAGAACTTTCTAAAGATATTTGAGAATTATTATAATAAACCGCAGAATCTATTTCTACATATAGTATCTTAAGGTCAACAATTCTTTGATTAATACCAGATATAGTATATTGCTTTAAATCACTAAGAATTCTAGATTTATCAAAATCCGACACATATGTCCCATTTTTGGGTTTAATGCTCAAAAGAACATTTCCAAATTCTGGAGGATCTAATTCTTCACCACCAACAACGGCAACAGATTCTGTATTTGGATAAATTTGTTTAATTATTGCCTCATAATCTCTTGAAGTAACTGCTCTATTCTGAGAAGAATAAACTCTTGGAGCATAGTACTTAATAGAATTAACTGATTCTATTTCCGAACCATTAATTGCTGGATTGATTGTGGTTATAGTAACATTGCCTGGATCAATTACGGTCTCAACATCATCAACTACTTTTACAATACTTCCTGCAAATGAGAATACACTGGGACCATTACCGTCTCTTCCATCTGTTACAATATAGTTGGCAGTTATGATTGTACCATCGGAAGTAACTTCATCACCAAGTTTTTTGCCGATTATGCCATCACCAAAAATAATTTCATATTTTTCATCTTGAATTTCTTGTATCAAATAAATTCTTGATTTTGAATCTACATTTAAAATATTATCTACTATATTATACTCAATACCAAGTCCATTTTCTGATGTTTTTTTAACATATACTTTTAGTGTAGATGTGTCAACATATGAGTTATTGAGAACAAATCTTTGCTCTAATGAACCATCGTATGTAAAAGATTTTGTTAAATATGTTCCTTGATATATCTCTATCTCATTAAATTGCGCTGAACCATCTACTACATTTGCCGTGATATCTTCTGGAATTGAGAATGTGTATGTTGTCCCGCTTGCCTCTCCAACACACACTAAACCTCTTTTGAGGGTAAGAGTAGGAACATTTTCCGAAGTCGTTATAGAGAAGGATACAGTTGCCTTTGCTGCTGTTCTAGACCTTGGAACATATCCAATATTTTTTGCAAGGGATACGACATTCTCACGAAGAGTTGCAGAATCTAAAAATGACTCATTTACAACCATATTACTGTTGAATGCAGTAATATAAGTGTTGTATGCTAATACATCGATTAAAATTGACAGATTAGATCCTTCAAAATCAAAGTCACTAAACGTGGAATTAGCACGAAGATAGTCTTTGATTGATGTTTTTATCTGCTCAAAATCTAGATTGGTAAATTTAGTAAAAGGCATTTTTTATCTTGTTGCCTCTAAGAGGAATGTATATTCTTGTGTCGGAAACTCTTGACCTATAATATCAAAAAAGATCGTTACCTCAAAAGAATTTTGATCTGGTTGAGGATTGACATCAACGTTAACATTATCAACTCTTGGTTCAAAATTTTCTATTGCGATAGAAATTTGTCTTTGAATAACAGATGCCGTACCAAAGTCAACGAAATCAAATAAACTTCCCCTAACATCAGATCCAAATGATGAATTAAAAAATCTTTCTGTGGGGATCGTTTCAACAATATTTCTTACGGATCTACGAATCGCATTCTCATTTTTTATTATTTGAAGATCCTTTGTCACAGGATGAGGAACAAAGGATAAACTGATGTCTTTAAATGATCTGGATATCCTTTGTTCTGCCATTAGACTAGAGTTTTCTTGATTTTATTTATATTTACTCATGCCACCTTTCAACAAAATCATCAAAACCATGAGAACCACCACAAGGACGCTCTAAACGATCGTCTGGAATTGGGTAGAGTTCCTCATTTTGAGTAATTTTTCTTTGTTTTGATGCTTTTCTAAGGTATTTCTCACTTTCTACTTCTGTAATAAGGGTCATTCCTTGCTCTATGAATAATTCTCCCTTATCAACCTGGTGATAATTTGACATTTTTAGCTCCTGATTCGTTAAAATCAGAACTTTTAGAGGGGTTGCTATCCCTTATCAGTATTTATTTCACGCTCTTGAGCAGTCTTCCAGTGATATTCATCTTCATTTCCCATTCCTAGACGATCATAACCACACTCTACCTGATAATATTGGGTGGAAACCTTAAAATCTGGCATTTTTGGTTCGGCAGGTGTCAGACTATTATCAAAAATACGTAATCGATTGTTTGGATACAGTGCAAATTGTCCATTGTTCAGTTTAATCAGGTTATGTGACTTATGTTCGGCAGGATTTTCACTCGTTGCCCAGTCAACCATATCTGGATCACGGTGATAATTGTCGATGGTACAAACATAAGTACCTTTTTGGATTCCAAAGTCGCGTGTATAACACTCAAAGTCCATACTACCAATGAATTTCTTGTCAATACTGACTACACCATAGTCCATACAGTTCCAAAACTGTAGATTTGGTAGGTTCATATCAGGGTCAGGTAGTTCTGGACGAGATAAAAAGGCACTGATAGGCAATTTATCATACATTGCCGCATATTCTGGTAAATATGTCTCAAAATAAAAAGCGCGTCCAGGAATCGACTTTGCCGAAACCCAGACGCCCTTAACAAATTCACCGTGCCCACTTTGATGGTCTGTAAGATATTCTTTACGAACCCATACCTCAACAGATGGTAGATTGGTGATGAGACAACTCATAAGACTTTAGTAACTGTCTTATTTACCTTGACCACGATAACGCTTTCGTGCTTTATTGCGAGAAGACGCGGCATACTTGGTATGAGCACCCCTGCCTTGACGAGTTTTCTTCGGTGCGCCTTCAACATAACCGCCACCCTTACGCATAGCCATAATTAATACTCCTTAGTAATCTTAGTTTCAAGTTCTTGTGGACTTGGATGACCTGTCTGATAAAACTCTACCGACAGGTCCTCCATCATATCAAAGTACTCCTCCTCCGTCAAGTTCTTATATAAGACTTTGTTGTTTCGGAGAATTGTATACTTTTCTGTCATCGTATCAAATCACTCTTGTCTTCTCGTGACCAACTCTGATACGAGGGTCACACCAAATCTCAAAGCCTGCTTCCTTTGCATCCAGACAGAAACTTACATCCTCTCCGCACATATCCTGAACCTCTCCAGATTCAAAGACTTGCATCTTCGGTGCAAACCAAGGATACTTCATATCCTCATGTTCAAAGACTCCGTGCTTGATCAGTAACCATCCAAATCCTGCATAATCAACAGTAAATGGCTCCTTACGCTTTGACATGGTTTCACCAGTTTCATGATTCATGACTCCACCATTATTGCGGAAGTCATCCTCCTCCATCCAGTGTGCAACAGATGTAGTACGACCGTCCTCAGTCATGTACCATCCACTTGCAATGTCCTGATCCATTAGAACCAGTTGCAAGAATTTCTCAGTATTGAAAATAATATCACTATCAATCCACAATTGATAGTCATAATTCAACTTTCCATCCCAGGGAATTTGGTCGGGTCCTCGCAGTACATTCGCTCCTAAACATTTGCATCTTGCAAAGTTTACCATCGATGAATAGTCTTGCGAGATCTGAATGCTTGCTCCTGCTTGTACAAGATCAAAACACAATTGTACAAAATTTTTCAGATATGTATATGAGACACCCCTTCCAGGTAGACAGAAGACGATTGCCTTTCCTTTGATCATCTCCTTTGCTTTCTCATAGTCCCACTCTGGGGCACTTTGAGACGGTGTGGGTGGTTTTGCTTTTACGGTAAATCCTTTAGCCATAATAGAGTGTAATTACTTCAGTATCATACAGTATTATCTATGTAACGTCAATCTCCCTTGATTTCACTACGTTCAGTCCTTACGGACCTCGGTTATCACAATACAGTCTCCCTCGATCTCCATGTTTACTTGGGTGCCCTCGTACCATCCAAAATCATTCAGTACCCACTCGGGCAACTTTATATAATACTCCCCAGTCACGGTATCGACTTCTACGGTCGTAAAATTTTCCTCCGGATTTTTTTGCATTTTCATGTTTTCGTTCCTTGATTTTATATATGTGCTTGAAGAATTTAGAGGTCGATCGTAACACTTTGTAGACTAAGGGGACCCATGGGTTTTATATACACGGCGGCGACCCCGCCCCGGTCGGGGGGTCGGGGCACTGCTGCTGCACGAACGAATCAGAACCCGAAGCGTTCTGCATCCAGGGCACGGCAGATGCTCTCAACCTGAGCATCGGTCTGCCATTCGGTATCGGTGGCAAACTCCGTGTCCAGGGTGCGGATACGGGAGACCTTCATCCAGACGGAGGAAGCAGAATGCGATGCCTCAGGGAACTGGCGGAAGTAGGCGGAGCGGGTTGCCTGCATGTCGGCACCCGATGCCAGGTAGGTCTGAACCAAGAAGACGACCTCTGCATCGGAGTAGAGTTCGCGGGTGGGTGCCTTAGCGGCGGCAAGTGCTGCCTCCATCAGTTGGCGTCCCTTCTTAAAGAGGAGACGCTCAGGACGGTCCAGGTTGGTCAGACCAAACCCGTCAACGTAGGCGACGTTCTCTTGATAGAACTCCAGAGCGGCGGTGTCGGCGGAGGTCAGAGCGGCGATGGTCATGAGGTCGTTTCCTTTGAACTGAAGTCAGTATAGGGTCAATCGGTCCCCCAAAGCGGGGGGAGTGGACAGTTGTCAGAACTGGATCGGTTCGGCACCCAGGGCGACAACCCTGGCGTGTTCGGCGGCATCGATGCCCTGAGTTTCCAAATCGGTGGCGATGCTGTCCAGGATTGCCAGCAGTTGGGTTCCGTCAGCGGCACGGTTCAGAAGGGAGGTTGCCAGGTCGCGGGTCATGGTAGGATGTTGGTTTGTGGTTTGAAAGGAAAGGGGGAGGAGGGTCAGAGGTCCGCCATCATCTCCTCCATCTCAGCGGCGTTGATGGCGGGGTCATCCCAGCGAACACCGTCGCCAGTTTGACCGATGAAACGACCAATCTGCCCCTCCATCATACAGCGTTGGAACTTTTCCCAGGGGGTCTCCCAGGAGGCACAGAATTCCACACACGCCTTAGCGGTGTTGTACAGGAACTCATCGTTGCCGATCCAGAGGGCGGCATTCCAGGTTTCGTAGTTTGCCCAACCGTTGTAGGTAGCGGTGCTCATCGGTGTCGTTTGAACTGAAGTCATTATAGGGTGGAGAAGCGTCCCATCGGTTGGGCGGTGGACAGTTGCTGAATTGCCATCTGCTCCATGATGGGTCGCCAGTTCAGACGCTTAGAGTCGGACTTTTGCAGGCAGTGGCGGTTGACCCATCCCCCTTTGCTGGTCTTGCCAGAATACCAGAGCATACCCAGGATGGCACGACGTGACACACCAGTGTGGCGATATTCAGTGAGAGGGGAGTTGAACCAGCGGACCCGTGCAGTTCCCGTGATAGGGTTCAGGCGCAGAGTCCAAACGCTTTGGGAGTCGTTGCAGTTGATGGGGTAACGCATCGGGTGGTTGTCGTTGTGGTTATTCTACAGGGTCGCCCCGCTCAGTGGCGGTCGGAGATGTGCCAGCGTCCCCATTGTCCCTGAGGGCGGGTTGCTTCCCACTTGGCAAACCATGCCTGCTCATCAGCAGCGGCAGCGTCACGGATCGCCTGACGACGACGGTTCTCAGCGATCACCTGCTGAGTGTAGTCTGCCATGATGGCGTTGAGATCGGGTGTTTTGTTCATGCTGTCATTATAGGCACGGGGTCCGCCGCTTTGGGGGGATGAGTGGACAGTCTAAAAGGTGGCACAAGGTGACTGGTTTGGGGTCCGCTGGGCTCTACAATATGGTCACAAGCGAAGGAGGGGCAGGGTCGCCCTGATGACGAAAACGGTCGTCACTCAGGCAGCCAACTTTTCAGCCGCTTCGCGGTATAAAAAAAGGGAGGCAATTGCCCCCCAATTCTTTATGCGAACATGAACCCATCTTCGAAGTCGTATTCGTTATAGACAGGACCAGTGATTGAGGTCTGTCCGATGAACTTGTGGACATACCACTTCCAGTCCCTTTGAAATACACCTTCGCCCTTGATTCCGTGCTCCGAAAGAATAGCATTCAGACGGGACTTAGTGGTGACAGACTGATAACCACCGTCGAAGATTTGAACGAAGTCATCACCAACCACGGCGATTTTGTTACCGTGGAGATATACGGTAGACTCGTTAGTTTCGGGATCGTAGGTAACAGCAGTGTTAGCAGATTGCCAGTTCTGATTGTTAGAAATGGCGTTGTTCATTTGCTGTTCGATCTTACGCATGAGAAGTGAAGTTGTTTGACTTGAGATAACAATACAGGATCTGGGGGACTTGTGTCGGTTTGGTGGACAGTCCCCCGACTGTCACATCAGAACAGGAGATCTGCGATCTGCTCCATAATGCTGCCATGGTCTGCGATGTGGTGTCCGTTGTGACGGATCTCAGCGTACCCGAATTCCTCTGCCAGGTCATACATGATGTCGTAGGCACGGTCCAGGTCCAGGACGGACTCGGACTCATAAGGGGCAGAGGGAACCAGGATTTCGTAACGCATTGGGTTTGTTTGAACTTCAGTCATTATAGGCACGGGGTCGGACGGTTTCGGGGCAATGGTGGACAGTGTGCCAACTGGTCGGGCAGCCGCCCTGAGTATAAAGAACTCAAGGGGAGTTTGTGTCAGTTTGCGGGAAAGTTTTTGCAGACAGCATCACACAAGACCTTCACAAGTTCAGGGTCGTTTGTGATACCATACTCTTGGAAATACTCCTCAATAATACAATCAATGTCCTCCATGAGTTGTTCACGAGCAGTCAGCATTTCGAGTTGATTGTTCATTTCCATTTGGGGGCAAAAAACCAGAGAATGATTAAAGAACCAAGAGGCACATATTGTTTACACTAACTCCTGCTGTTGTTGCATAAGTTGCTCTTCAGTCACTTCATCTACACATTCCTGAATCACCTGATAGATGTAATCAATGTTGCCAACATCATCGAAGATACGTTCAATAACTTCAGCATCTTCTACAACATTGTCATAATCTTTATGACCATCTTCATCTTTCAAATAACAATCTTCCTTGGTGTAAATCCATGCGGCACAATGTGCATCTTCACCCTGTTGTTCGATCAGTTTGTTGACTCGATCTTGGAGTTCTTTGAGAGTGTAGTTCATTGCCTGTGTTTGGTTGATTTGTATACAATACAC